GGTCTCGTTACGTCTACAACTTGTTTTGTAAGTTCTGATCTAGGAGTTGATACACCAAAGTTTTCTAATACCACTCTAAAGCGATATTGTAGTTTTGGCATTAACAAGCCTTGCGAACTTGCTGACTGATCACTTGCTAGTGGAACTGTAAATTTACTTAATGTTGATACTGCCATTTTATTTTCTCCTAGTAATAATATTTAATACTCTCTGTATTAATTACAACTTTAAACCTTTAAAGGCCTAATGTTGCTATTTCTCCTGTATTTTTTAATCTAACTGGTATGTAGATAAATTCAACTGCTTTTACAGGCTCAATTGCTACATCAACATACAATTCGTTTCTGTCTATTCTTGCTGGTGTGTTGTTTGATTCGTCACACACAACAGCAAAGTCAAACAATGCTCTTTGTGATGTTAATTCTAACAAGAATGACTCGATTGATTGTTTCAATTCATTTCTTGTTAAAGAATCATTTGGTTCAAAGATAAACGGTCTTGCAATTTTGTCTAACTGCAATCTTACAAAAGCAACTAATCTTGCAACATTAATTCTATCTAATGCTGAAGGAACAAGTTGTCTTGTCTTTTGACCAAAGTTTACTAAACCTGCACCAGTAACAAATGAAATTGGGTTAATGTGTACAGAGTAAAGTGAATCTCTTAAACCTTCTGAAACTGCTGTTGTTTCAAATTCACCTTCTGAGTTAATAAATCCAACTGAAGTTGCGTTGTCTACATTACCTCTTCTAACACCTGCTGGAGCAAACCATGGAAACGCCACTGTGTCGTTGAACGCGATAGTTCTTAACATCATATGTGACGGTGGTACTGCAACTGACTCACCTGCTAGGTCTGTTGTAAATCCTGATGGATAAAACACACCCGTAAATGAATTTGTTGTTACAAGTCCTTCTTCACCATTGTCTGGTGCACCTGCTGTGTTGTTTGCATAATTTGTTATGTCTGTTGAATTTGGTGCTAATCTAAATGGTGTGTCACCAACAACAAACGCTGTTTCTTTTCTATCTGCGTTAAGAGTTTCTAAGTTTCCAATTAGTTCTGGATAACCTGGACAAGCAAGTAGGTTAAATTCTCTTTGCTCTTCTCTCAATGCAGTTGTTGATTCAACTGATGATTTCATTGCTTCAACGATCAAGTTTCTTTGTGCTTTTCTGCCCATATATGGAGCACCATCTGTTCTTAATCCTGATGCACTTACCCAAGCATCTTTTTCCGTTGGTAGTGTTGGATAAGTTGTTGTGTCACCAAAGTTTGCTCTTGAAAAATAATTTTTCTTGAACTGTTTAACATTGTATCCTGATCTTCTTGTATTGAATGCTAACATTCCTTTTGGATATAATGCTGGATCTGGTCTATCTATATCTAGATAGTCTGATGTCAACAAGTCTGTTATTAAAGTTTCTTTTGAAACCACATCTAATGATCCTGATGAGTGGAATCTGAAATCAGCAAATAAAATACCATCCTGTGAAGTTTGGTCTTTATTATCAATTGCTACCCATTTTTCGCCATCAACTTTTGAAGTATCGTATCTGTATAAATCTGGATACTCTTCTAAGTCTGATGTGTTTAACCAAATGTCACCATTTACAAGTGCTGTGCCATCTGACTGTGTAGTAGGCTCACTTGCAGAAACAATCGGTCCTTTAGGATCAGTTACTGATAAGTTCCAACCTCTTGCATCTGAAGTAACATTTTGATAACCTTTCCAAGTTGTTCCGTTATGGATCATAATGTCAACTTCATCAACTGTTGTGTTGTACCAATATTGTCCTTCTGCAGGATCTTGTGTTGGCTCAGTTGTTGATTGGATTGGTGTAAAAGTTGTACCTGTTGCAGGAAGGTTTTGCACTGGTCCCCAACCTGATGCCATAAATGCAAATGTTCTTGTTGCCTCATCTGCTGTGGCCATATATGCTGTTGAAAAATCATCTTTGTCGCCGGCTGGAGCAACATACAAGTTTGCAATTTTATCTTGTGTTAAGACTGAATTTCCACCGTATGCGTTTGCAAACGTGGCATTAAATCCTAAATCACTCATTGGCGTATTTGATGTATCTGTGAAATAAATGTTTCCGCCTAATTTGTGTGATATAGTAATTCTCTTTGTTGAAGAATCATATGATGCTTCGATGTTATCAAAGCCTGCGGCCGAAATCGCACTTACAACATCATCTGCGTCTTGTCCACTTATTGTTACAGTTTTTGTTTGTAACATTGCTGAACTTGAATTAGCAGTAGCAGATGTGTTTAACATTGTTTCTGCCATCTTGATAGTTCCTGTTGCTGTAATGGCAGCTGCCTTATTTGCAATCTTGTTTGATACAATTGAAGTAAATGATCCACTTGGAATTTTTCTTACAAATGGAGTGTAGTCAACTATCTCACCTGTTCCAAGAGTTGAATCATCCCATTCGTGTTCATTAATTGCCGCTTGGATGAAGTGTGAATTTGTTGTTAAGTTTTTACCGCCACCTAATCTATCAAGTTGCTGTAATGCTTGTTCCTGTGTTTTGAATACTGGTGAACTGATTGATTCAAAAGCACCTAATGTTGAATTGTATTTTTTCAATTGGATATCAGCACCACCATTTGGTTCTGTTGTTTGAATCCAAATTGATCCAGTTGGTCTTGCTTTTGAATCACTTGTTCTAAACCCGTGATCTTCTGTGTGTTGACCTATGAATACTTTTGGTATGTGATATCTTCCACCTGTAATTCCTAAAGCATTCAGTTCATCAACAGTTGAATCACCAACACTTGAAATTATAATTGAAGATGATACAGCAGTTGTTGATGAATCATCACCAGTTGAGTTTGGTATACCATAAATTTCTAATTTGCCATCTACAGCAGATGCTTTAACACCGGCAATATTTGCGGCGTTGATCGCACTAGCGGCATCTGAAACTGATTGTCCAACTTGGATAGTATTTTCGTTAACTCTGATTGTACCATCTTGTAGAGTTGGATTTGTTTTTGTTCCTTTGATTGTTGGATGTGCTGTGTGCCATGATCCGTCTTTGGTTGCAACATCACCTGAGCCAACTTGTACCCAAGTGTTTGATCTAGTTTTGTAGAAAAGTGCATTGAATGGATCAGTTGCCACAATCGCATAATCACCAATTGAACCAATGTTTGTTTTTGGTGCTCCACCAGTTACGTTATCTGTGTCAGTTAAGTAAATTGGAGTTTTTACTGTGAATGATTGTGTTGCTGAATTCCACTCTTTGATTCCCCAAGATGAAGAAGCAAGATCTAACCAATAATATCCATCAGATGGTCTGCCACCAGGTGCACCAGCTGAACCTTCTAATTGCTTAAGATCTAAATTTGCTCTTACGACAAATGCTCGATTGGCTATACCAAGGAAGGAGTAAGCGGCTTGTAAACCATATTCATTAAGTTCGTAACCCTGAATAGGTGTTCCACCTGCATCTGTGTAAAATTTGGGTGATCCAAATGTCTGTGTTAATTCTCTTTGTGATGAAACTAAAAATATTTCATTTGCGTTCGTAGACAGCGTGCCTGCGGCTGTGCCGTCTCCTGTTCCTGATTGTTTGTCTTGAGCAGTCGCTACCACTACTAATGGTACTGCTCCAGGGATTCCTGGAACGTAGAATGATTCATCTACTACGGAAACCTGTACTCCTGGTGATATTAAAGCCATTTTAAACTTCTCCTTGTTATGAAATATTTATTCCGAATGGGCTGATTATATACAGAATTTAAAGAGCACCGAAAAGGTTGATATAAATATGTACGTGCTTAATGGACATAAAAATACCAGACCGCTTTGTCAGGAGTGTAAAAGCAAGCCTGCGGCGTACAATTATAGAAGAGGCGACAAAGTCTATTATAGAAAGAAATGTGACAGTTGTATAAGAAAAACAAGCAGTTCAACAATCACAACACCGTCTTGGCAAAGAGCAGGTTACAGTAAAAAGAAGTCTTGTGAGATGTGTGGCTTCACTGCACAACATCCTTATCAATTAGATGTGTACTATGTTGATGCAAATATGACAAATAACACTGCAAGTAATCTTAAGACTGTGTGTGCTAATTGTAATAGATTAATGCACGTTAAGAAGCACGGCTGGAAACAAGGTGATCTTGCTGTAGATCA